AAACGCCATGTTTATTACCTCTATGAGATTTTTTTTCTCAAAACTATTTATTTATCTTTATATTTTGAACTACTTATATTCCCACATATAAGCCATATCACCATATTCATCAACATTCCACTTATCATCCGTAGCAGCAGTCCAATAATCTCCTTTAGTATCTACAAATGTAGTTTCAGTATCAGTCAAGCCATCCAATATAAAACCAAATGGAGCCATATCCTGCTCAATAGCCTCTCTTTGATCTTCAAAAATTCTTTTCCTAACATCATTTGAAGTAAGCTCCCTAAAATAAGGTTGAGTTGATAACCAAGAGAAAATTACGAGACACATAGCTAAGTCATCATTACAACCTTCTTCAGCAGAGAAGCTGTCACTTTTTTGAATAAATGTAGTTAACTCACTAATAATATCATAATCTGGAACTAAAAGTTTATCATCTTCAATCATTGCTTTTAGGTTAGCACAGCCATACTTCTTAACTGCTTTGGTCATCTTAACCCCAAGTTGTGCTTTATTAGAAAATCCAGTTCCAACAATCTGCCCTGCACGACCTTTCATTGCACACATTAATAAATTATCGTACTCTAGGTCAAACTGCAGGATATCTGCTACCTGCCCACCGATATCATTGACTTCTACCAATACATTGGCATTATTGTAGTTTTTGCCGACTGTATCTATGATATTGGGGAAGAGGATAGGTTTTATCTCATTATTCTTGTATTTTGCTACCATTTTATAAGGGATTGTAGTGACATCCATTACCACGAAGGCAGAGTAATCATTTCCAACTCCCCTGGCAACGTCAACGGTCATTACATAATCATGACCATCTATTGGGTCTTCATATACATCCAATCCACCACTTCGTTTTAATGGATCTTCATAAACCATTGCACGAAGTTTATTTGGATTGATTAAAGTATCAACAGATCCTAGGAAGGTACATTCAAATTCTTGCTCAAACTGTCGTTGAGAAGTGTTTGCGATAGTTTCTTCTTTCCACTTCTGGTCTCTTCCTGGAACATCCCACCAATTAACTTCCAATGGTGTGTAACTGTTCTTTCCTCGTTCTGCATCGTGCCAGAACTTATAGAACATGTTCATTCCATTTGGAGTGGAAATGATAATTACTTTAGTAGTTTTACCAGATGAAATAGTAGGGTATACAGAACTAAAGAACTGTTCTGCAATGTGGTTCGGAATGAACGCAAATTCGTCCAGGAAGATGATGTTGAATGAGTTTCCTCGGACAGCAGATGATGAAGTAGAAGCAGCAATAATCTTGGATCCGTTCTCTAGCTCCAGTGATCCACGGTTCCAAGAACCCACGCCCTGCTGCAACCATTTAGGTAAGTTTTCGTATGATAACTGCAATCTGGATAGAAGTTCTCTTGAGGTCTCTGCTTTGTTTGCAAGAATTGCGATTTTTACGTTGGGGTTGAACAAAGCATAATGTAACAGGTAGGAAACAACCGTAGTTGATTTTCCAGTCTGTCTTGGAAGCTTTGCGATATTAAATCTATGTTTATGGAAATTGTCAATCAATTTTTCTTGGAAGTCCCACATTTTAAATGGGACTAGACCTTCATCAAGAGAAACAATTTTGATGTATTTTTTTGCAAAATAAATTGGATCTTCTTGACATGTCAAATACTCTTCTAACTGTTCAGAAGTAAATTGTATTTGTACGTTAGAAGGTTTGAGGTTAGGATTACCTTTATAACTAGATCTTTCACTCATAATATTTTATTTAAATTAACATTTCCATTTACGCAGAGCTAATGCTTTTCTTGTTGGTCTGCCCTTTTCGTCTTTCATTGGTCCAGGATTGCCTCCCATTCTTGCACAGAATGATTTTTTCCGTGGTCCTCCTTCTGGTTGAGGTGGTTTTAAATCAGATCCAGGATTTTCACGTTCATATGAACGTCTTCCCTTTTCGTTGAGTCCTCCACTAGGACTCTTACCAGACTTTTTTGTCCAAGCAGCCCCCTCAGTATTTAATTGTGTGCCGCTTCTTGGAATATACACATTTTTTTGTGGTTTTGGTTTTTTGTAATCTGGTCCTTTTAATTTAGATTTAGCAGCAGATTCTTCTCCTGCACTTGTTGTTCTATCTGCAAGATTTCTAATCTTTGCTTGTCTTCTAGCAGCACTATGTCCAGAACCAATTTGAAAACTTACATTATCTGCCTCATTCATAAACTGAGAGAAAGATTTCTGCTCACTAATTTTTGCATCAGATGACAGATATTCTGCTGCGGTATCAATAAAATCTGCAGCTCGTGTAATTTTTGATTGGACCCATGCAGGAAGCTGTTGATTTGATTTACGAATAATTTTACGAAGCATTTCAATGGATCTTTCCATTTGATCCATTTCAAGGTTTGCCATGTAACCTTCGTGATCTTTGATTTTGCCAGAAGCAATTTCTTTATGATCTTCTTGCATGTTCAAAAGACTGGTATTCATTTCCCATGCACTAGGACCATATGAACATTCTGATTTCTTTTCTGGTTTTTCACATATATGGCAATATCTAACTTCCTCTTTTTCTTCTTTAACAGCTTTTTTGCCGTTTTTCCATTCTCCCTTTAATTTCTTTTCCATTTTTAGTAAATGCTTGTAGTAATCTGGAAACTCAGCAATATGCTGGAGAGCAATTCCATAAGCCTCTTGGTGAGTTGTTACGTGCTCTCTTTCTACAGTAGAACCGACTTCTGCTTGTCTAATGACATAATCAACAGAAACGCCATGTTTTTTGGCGATTTCCTTTTCTGTAGGAACTCTCAGTTTAGCCATTATCCACCTACTATTTGAACTTCAGTAATATGACCAACTGCAGCACCATTGCCATCTGGTTTTACTGAGAATTTAATTGAATTATTTAGAGTTGCAGTTCCAGTAAAATTTGCATATGCAGATGAATCTAATGCTACTGTAATGCTAGTATCAGTTACAGCCGTAACCTCTAGATGTGCAATTCCAGTATTATAAGCTGCAACAGAAGACCCAGTTAATGTTACGTAATCTCCAACAACAAATGAATGTCCTGGTCTACCACCACCCAAGTTTAGATTCAATACAGTATTTGTGGCACCTTTATCAATAGAGATAATTTGTACTTTTTTTGGAGTGGCACACTTAACTAGTTCTGACTGTTCTTTTGGAATGTGGAAATCATTTCCGTCTACAGCAGTTGGATTTCCACCCCAAGCCACATGAATAGCATCAGATGCATCAGCAGTAAAGCGATAAATTCCACTTCTTACAATAACTGCAGAAGATTGAGCTGCATTTCCTCCAGTACATGATACAGCTGCAATATTTTGTACAACTTTTAAAACAGACATTAAGATACTCCTATTCTTCTGTATTATTTATTTTTGATTGCTTTAGAAACTTTTGAAGTTCTGCAGTGCTTCCAATAAACATAGTATTATTTACAGTGGATGGACCTTTTCTTGTAGATGAATCTTCATCCATAGTTTTCATCTTTTTTTGCAAATCAATTAATTTATCGGTCATATCAGCAATATTTTTAATGCCCTGGAATGCAACTTCATATGCCCTTGGGTGATCACTATTTCTAGCTACATCCATGATGCCATCAATTGCTTCCTGACCCTTTCCAATTAAATTATATAATTGTTCTCTACTATATTCATAATCTTTTTCAATATCTTTTATATCATCTTCAAGTTTTACAATTTCTGTTTCAGAAACTGTATCTTGGGGAACAATATTAAAAGCGTCATCTAATTTATCGAATGTTGACATAACTATTCAGTCCAAAGTTCATTAAATCCAAAGTTATCATCTGGCTCGACTAAATTATCATCTAGTGTGTTAATAACTCCATCATTATTTAAGTCTTCCAGGGCTTTTGGAGTAGCACTATATGTTACATATCTATTAGTGTTTATTGCAGTTCCAATATCAACATTAACCTTTTTAATTACTTCAGAAGTAGTAATTGGACCATAGATATAAGATTTTGCAGTAAATGTTAATGTATAAATAATAGTTCTTCTTACTCTAAAATCTCCTTCATACTCATCTTGAATTGATACATTATTTAATAAAATTGGAATATCTCTTTTCTCATCAGTTTCACTTACCATATTAATAGTAATTGAAAAATGCGGTTGAAAAAATGGAAGAATTTGTTCTAAAATTTGAACAGCATCATCATTATTTTTACTAATAATTGCAACTTCAAAATCTAAATTGTATGGAACTGGCAAATAGTGACTATATGTTTTTTCTGCGTCTCCAGCTTTTGAACTTCTGCAAATTTGTGTTGCACCAAGTTTTCTTGCTGGATCATATGAAATTCCTTTCATCTCAAAAGCAATTCTCGGCAATTGAATTTGAGTTGGTCTACGCTTATCTAAATCTGGCTCTGCTTCTACTCTAGCCAAAAATTTTTCTGTTGGCCCATATGCCAACGGAACTTTAATAGTTTGCTTTACTGCTCCACCAGAGTCTTTTCTCTGAAGTTCTATATTATTAAATAGTGTACCAAATCCAATAATAGTTTTACGAATTGATTCGTTATAAAAATGTGTACCTAACATTAAAAGTCTCCCATGTTTGTATATTCACCAAATGGATTTCTTTCGGTCCAATCAACAATTTGATCTCCCTCGTCTTCAAACCATTTGTTCTCATTGAAGTCATCATTTTCATTTTCAATAGAACTAAATGTGTTAATCACCCATTCAGCTCCACTAGTTTGACCAAGTATAGTTTCATTATCTATAAATGTTCCTACTATATCTATAAGCTCAAGCTCTAAGTTTGTCACGTCATAACGAATTACTTTTCCAGTAGCACCACTAATAGAACCAGTTACTAATTCTTCAAACTGATAAGTTCCAGTTGGAGCTAATATTGCTTCTGCAGATGCACCAATACCAGAACCAGAAATAAACACAACTGGAGCACTGGTATAATTTATACCTGGATTAGTTACTTTTATTTCTGTTATAACTCCTCCAGACACAACAGCAGATGCAGATGCACCAGATGCTTCAATAACTTGCCCAAAGGTTATTGTAGTTCCAGATGCAGTATATCCAGAACCACCTGAAATAACATTGATTTGTTTAATACCTTTAGTTAATTTAAATGTAATTGAATAACCTTCATCCCTTCTAATTTTATCAATTTCTGGAACTCCAGTCTCAAATCTTTCACTAGAGTCTTCCATTACCTCACATACTAATTGATATGTTGCAATCTGCCCTAATTGCCTAAATGGTTTATTGTGCTCAACAAATTTAATTTGAAACAGTTGATTTGTCAGAGGAAAATAAATTGCATCACCCTCGTTTGGTCTTTCATTTGTAAGTAAATTATTAGAAGAAGAAATTAAATCTTCCCATCTTCTCTTTGATATTATAAATGTTGCTTCTTCTGAAATTCTAACTCCAAATTTACTTAATAAAGTTCCTTCTCCAGTAAATCCCTCATAATTAGAAACATACATCTCTATCATGTAATTTTCATCAAATAATGCTAATGGATCTTCTCTAAACAGCCTATCATCATTAGCAAATTCTCTTGGTAAATAATATACATCAAAACCATAAATTTTCAAAGACTCAATAATTAAATCTTCATAGAGTCTTTGTTCTGATGATGTGCCGTGAGAGAAATAAACGTTTTTCATTATCCTACCATATCAAGTGGTGGTAATTCATATGTACTTAGAAGTTCTTCATATAGCTTATCTAACTCTCCAGATGCATCATCATATAATTGACGACCATTGAAAGTCACTCCACCTGGCATTTGAATACCTTCAAATTTAGATAGATTTTGTCCCCACTGCTTTTTGATGAGTGAAGTTAAATATTTTTTAACCCAAATTTCATTGTAGAGTTTATTGAACTCATTTGGATCCAATGCTCTATAGCAATCAATAACAATAAAATCATCCTTGGTTTGCATTCCCCAATCGAGGTCAATATATAATCTATTTTGAACTTTATTATAGCGAATATCTTTATTACCTTCTAACATGAAATCTAGTGTTTCAAGGTAAGTCAAAACCATATAATAATTCATAATATCATATGAATAAAAATTATAAAAGTCGTTTAGGAAGAACTGATATCTAAAACCAAACATATTATTAACAAAAGCATTCGATACTTTAAAGATGCCTTGTACTGCAATAACATGATCTGGAACTGTTAGATATCCTCTTCCCTCTTCAAAATTTAAAGTTCTAGATAAATCAGAATCGTTGGTATCAGTTTTAGTAGTAGTAAAATTTCGTATTTTACCATTATCAATATCTTCTTGGGTAAGTTTGTACTTTAAGTACATCCTTTCCATGCCATTATAGGCTCTTTCATTAAAAATTTGAATTGTGTCGTCGATAAGATCTTCGATTTGATCATCATCCACGTTGACTTCAATCACTGGTTTTCCAAGTTTACGAAGACAATATTCTTTTAATTGTACTCTACTACTTGGTTTTGCCATTATGCTGACCTTCTAGATTTAGCTGGTTCTTTTTGAGTTTCTAGAGATTCATCAAATGAATCTCCATCTGAAATTTCTGTTTGTTTGTACATATTTGTAATAACACTATTGAGGTAAATTACTTTAGCCTCAAGCATAATATTTTGTGATGTCAATTCATTAATTTTTTTTTGCATCACCGATAACAAATTGTTAATTTCATCTTGATTCATGATGTTCTCCAGAATTATATTCTATATATCAATATGTGCCCCCATCAATGGTTGTAGTCCATACTGGAACTCCAGAACCATTTACAGTTAGAATTTGATTTGAAGTAGTAGCATCATTTGTGCCTGCTGCTACTGTAGTGGTTATTCTTTTATATGCATCAAAGAATGGAATACCATTTTGAATACCAATTTCTAGTTTAGTTGTATTGAAATAAGCACTTCCTACAGTTCCACTAAAAACATTTCCCGAGTTTGTTGCATCTGGAATATATGTAAAATAATAATTAATTACATCCTCAGAAATTCCAGATTCATCATAACCAAAGAAACCAGTCTTTAATGAACCATTATAGTACTTAAATTCAATACCACGATCCATATTATCATCTGCACCTTGAGTGAATGTTAAATCCACACCAGCTGCAATTCCACCCGTCAATGCTTGACTAAGTTCAATTTCGGATGTTCCAGTATTTATTGTGATAATAGTGGTGCCGTTTGGAATGTTAGCATCTCCACTAACAATGTCTCCAACATTTAATCCAACTACAGAGTCCAACTGCAATAGTGTTGCACCTGTGGCTGCAGAAGAAGATAAATTTTTCTCACTAATGCTATCACCAATCGTGAAAATTGGATCATTTACAGTCATTACAGTTGAATTTACTGTAGTAGTAGTACCAGTTACAGTAAAGTTACCTCTAACAACTACTTCACCACCAGAATCTCCAGCTGAAGGATATGGATCAATTACAATAGTTCCAGCACCAGATTCACTGTAAATAGTTGTATCTTGAATTTTTAGATTTCCAAAATCTACAATTGTTGATGCAGTACCAATATTTAAGTTTTGTGCATCACCAAAAGCATTAACAGTTGTTGCAGTTGCATTTGCTAAGTTGAATGTTGTGGTAGTTACTGTTAAATCTCCACCATCAATATTTACATCCCCATCAACATCTAAATTATTATTAATATTAGTTGTTCCAAGTGCAGAACCTATTTGAATATCAGTAGCTGCCCCACCAAAATTAATTGTCTCTACATTTTGATTGAGTAAATTAAATGGTGTAGATGTGAGATTTGTGGTTAAATTTCCACCATCAATATTTAAATTATTATCAATATCAATATTTGCGGTTGCAAATGTAATCAATTCTGATGTACTTGTAGTATCAACAGTAATAAAACTATTGGTAGAATTTTTTACTACAAATGCAGCAGCAGTAGAATTTTCTACTATAATATTCACATTGGATAAATTATTACCAATATCTATAACTTCATTACCATTTGAAGTAGAAATATTAAAATATTGATTTGTGGATTCACTGATGTTGAAAGCAGTAGCAGCATTATCTTCTACTACATTATAAATTGAAGAAATATTATTGCCTACAGTAATTAATTCAGCATTTTCTCCAGTATCAATTTTAAGATATATATTGCTAGACTCTTTAATTGTATATGCTGAAGTTTGAGAATCTTTAATTACAGTATCTACTGTTGTTAAAGAGTTACCTAGTGTTACTTTTTCACTTGAATCTGTTGTGGTAACATCTAGATATACATTAGTATCTTGTTTTACTTGGAAAACATTAGTTGAATTATCTAAAATTTCAATAGATGTTTTAGATAATGAATTGCCAATATAAATTTTTTCTGCTGAATCAACAGTGTCTATTTTAATGTATGAATTGCCACCTTCTTTTATATCTAATGCTGCAGCAGTATCATCACGAAGATTAAAATTTGTTGCAGAATCAGTTAAATTGACATCTCCACCCTGTACAGTTAAGTCTCCACTAATTGTAAGATTTGTTGGAGATCCAACTTGACCAACATTAAATGAACCACCTACAAATAGATCACCACCAATACCAACGCCACCAGTCACAACAAGTGCACCACTTGATGTTCCACTAGAAGCAGTTTGATCTGAAATTGTTATTGCAACACCAGCTGCAAAATTCCAATCTGCACCTTCTACTTCTAATCTATCATCAGTTGTTTCATCGTATCTAATTTTAGTATCTTTACTTGATCCAAATGTTAAATATGTATCATCTGGGATTTGAATTTCACCTGCTCCATTTGGGTCTAATACAATATCGCCATCTGTATCAGTTGAAAATATGGTATTAGTATCGAAGCCAAGATTATCTACATAAAATTCATTTATTTTTTTGGCTGAGTCAACTATTATAGCAGAGTTCTCAGTTAAAGTTCCATGTCCATGATCTAAAAGATCAGTAAAATATTTACCACCAACTACTTCAATATTTGCAGCAATACCACCAGATTCAGTACCAGTTCCAAGGTACATCTTACCATAAGATGTTACTGTGGCAAGTTGGGCATCTGTGTATGTTCCTGTACCCCAAGAATACCCTAATTCACCTTGCCCCAGATTTGGTTGAGAAGTTCCAGAGGATCTTTTAATTTTAATGATAGTTGCCATTTTTGTTTCCCTGATGGTTAGTAATTACCGCAATTGATGGTTAACCCATTTCTTTCTATAATATTAGATGCAACCCAAGCATTTAAGTTTGAATCATATTGTAAAATAGCACCGTGAGAAGCATTTAAAGCATCAACATCAGATAAAGATGCTATTCTATTGGCAGTATTTGTTGCTAGTGTTATAACTTGAGGTTGATTTGATACACTAGTTTTAATTTGAGGACTTTTTTCAAGTCTTACGTTTACGTTCATGTTACTCCTGGATTAATAGTAACAATTCCCTCTAATACTCTAGTCTTTTTCCCATATTCATTTTCTATAAGAATATCATATAAATACCTTCCCTGTTCAAGTAATGAAGTTTGGCTAGAATTTAATTCAAGTACTACAGTTCCAGTAGGTCGAGATGCGGCAAACGAAAGTGTAAAATTTACAGAGGTTGAACTATAGTATGATTTTTTTATTTTAGCTTCACCAGTGTATCCAGTCAAATCCCATGGAAGATTATTATCATCATATATGGTGATTTGAGCATTAAAATCAGAACCTTGGTCAATATACAGGTTTTTTACGGCTGCCATTTACTGGTATTTATATAGAGAGGTCTCCCTAATATTTATAAGGAGACCTCTCTTAAATTATTTTGGCAATAATAAATTTAGAACAGTTTGCTGTTGTGTGTGATACAATTTAGCAAACTCTTTGGCAATTTTTTTCGCATCTTGTTCATTCAATGTATCTATATCATTGTATATTTTTTGGAGCGTAAATTGCTTAGATAGAGGAAGATCGTTCATTTAATTTCAATATAAGGTTTTTTATTTCATTTAGCTCGGACTTGAGATCCTGTAGCTCATTATCAATCCTATCAATTTTTTGAGATTTTGTCTGTCTCATTTGATAGCTTTTCATATACGATTCATACTCATATATATTACTGTTTACGATGGCACCACTTTCAATATCTCGATAAAGACCTGGGTGCCCATCAACCATTACTTTTTTCATCATACTGCCAATGCAATTGCTCTAAAGTTTCTTATTTTGGGGATATTAGTTTGATCCCCACTAATCATACAAATTTTAATTGAATATTCTTTAAATTCAGTTAAATTTTTAGTTTCAAATTCAAATGCTCTATAATCATTGGAATTTGTTGATATTGGATATGATATTGCAGGAAGTTCAATGTAATCCATATCATCAAATTTACCTAGATTTCCATCACCATTAATCTTAGCAAATACTTTAATATCAGAATATGTTCCGTTTAGACCTTGCTTTCTGACGCCATCTAGTAATACTTTAATAGATGTAGATGTATTTTGGAGAGTTATTTTTTTGGTAACATATGAAGAATATGTTCCAGAATTTGGAGTCAATTCTGCAGATATATCTACATCACCATTTAGAGTTTTTTTACTAATTCTGTTACATACTGTAATTGCAGATGATCCAGTAACATCTATGATAGGACTGATGTTATCAAGTTCTGTAGACAATCTTAAATTGAATACTAGAGAAGAAGGTGTAGATGGGAAATATGCTGAGTTATTTGCACTAGATACCACAATTCTAGAAGTTGTTAACTCACAATATTGTTTATTTTCAACAGATTCTTCTTCAACTTGGGCAAATGATGTCTGTGGTGCATATAAACTGTTTCCAGTAATACTAGTAAAAGTTATACTCAAATCTGTAGATGGTAGTACAAGTGTATTGATATTTGGATATAGCTCTTCATATTGAATATTTCTAGATGCAGTTACAGAAGTTCCACCAGCAATTGCAGTAGAATTTGCTGTATTGGTGGCTGCAATTTCGTATGAATCAAGATCAATAACATTAGTAATTTTGTGAGTTTTGTTAATTTCAGTTAGAGGAATACCATTGATTGAATAACATTTGACAATAGAACCAATAGCATGAACAGTTGCTAAGCTTCCAGATACACCTCTTTCTGAAATTGTTAATGTGTTTCCAGAAATTGAAGTATACTTCATAATTTCACTGCCAATTAACACATAACCAGGATTGGTTGCAGATACAGGTAACCCATTGATAGTTTTCCAAGTAGTAGCTGTTGCATTTCCAACAGTTACATTACCAGTTTGAGATGCAGTTGTGATAGCAGTATTTAATGTAGTATTTGGAGCATCCGATGACACTGAATTTAGTTTTACATAATTCTGTATACTATTCATACAATGGTTTGGATGATATACTTTAATAGTGGCAGAACCATTGGTGAAAGATAATGGATCTGAATTTAATACTGCACTTGGAATTGGATCATTTTTTAATTTACAAGTATAAGTTGAATTTGTAATAAATTTAGCTCTATTCATTACAAATTTGACATCTTCAAATTGATCTGGTGTCCAGGTAGACATATTCTGAGACTTGAATAATGATCCAGAATATGGTTGCTTGTCAATAACAAATGATGTTAATATATCAGTTTCAGCAAGTCTAGAAATCCAAACTCTATATTCTGTAGAATCACTTTTAATCATAAATGCATAATAAGTATCTTGATTTAGATATACAGGTGATGGGAAAGTAAATCTAGTTGCTACAGATGCATTGGCGGATACTTTTACGTTTGCAGCTTCTACGACTGAAACACTATATGGAACTACTGTTTCAGTAACAGTTCCATTTTCCATTGTTCTGATTTCTACTGAAACAGGAATAGATGAATCTTTGGATTGGAAGTAAAGATCAATAGATGATATAAATACACCGCCCTCAAGATCTACAAGGAAAGACTGTGCAAGTGGATCTCTTCCTCCACCCCCACCTCTTGGTGGTGGAGGTGGTGGTGGATCTGGAACGAATACAGTTCTAGTCCCTTTAATAGGCGATGAAGTAATTTGAGGTACGTCTAATGATACAACATTACTAGTTAGACTGATTCTTGCTCCTATTGTATCATATATATTTTCTGCATTGGATTGAGAGATGCCATAAATTGATGTTCCTGTAATTTCATCACATAGTTTAAATACTGAAGTTCCAGTTTGATATGTGTTTGGGGGAATAATTAAAAACGCATTTACTGTACCAACTGAATTTGCCTTTATTCTTGGAGAAGTTAACGTTACAGTTCCAGTTGCACCAGATTGATTTCCAGTTATTCTAAATGTAGATCCTAGAGACACTGGATTTAAGTTACTTCCATCAGTTGTTACAATATCATCAATACTCAAATAAGTTGATGTTGATGTATAAGAACCTAGTATATCAGTTGTAACAGTTGCAGTAATTAGATTCAAACCTTCAACTGTAGTTGTTATTTCTGGGCGTAATGTTACAGTCTCACCAACCACAAAAGTCCCAGTTCTATTTGACATTCCTGTTATATTTTTAGGGAATATCATTGAATCATTTAATGAATCATCAACAAAAAAGTGGAATAATGTATTTGGTTTTAATTTAGTTGCAACTAAATTAACTATCCTAGATCTAATAAATTCATCGGATACAATACTATTAATACTATCACCAACTTGTATTTCTTGGGTTAGGGATGAAAATGTATTATTTACACCAGCTCTTTCTTGAAATACATTTGTACCACCACCTGTTCTGGCAGAACCAGTTGAAGTCCATCCGCCCCATTGTTCACCAGCAGCACCGCTATTATCGAATAAGAATCTGATTGGACTTGCTAGATCAATCTGTTGGGTCTCTCTTTGAGTTCTTACAGTATCAAACCAAACATCTTTGTTTGGATCTAAAATGAGTTCGCCATTCCATGAAATAACTTCAAATGGTTGTAGATTTTCTACTCTACTTGCGTATTGCTGAGTGATATATGGAACTTCAGTATATGGAAGTGTTACTAATGAACCTTTCTTTCTGGTTGTTGAAGATGAATCATAATTTAAATTAATGTTATTTACATATGGATATGGTCTTAATAATGCATTGGCTGTGTCAATGGACGCTGTATATTGGACATCATTTAAATTAGCCAGGGCAGTAGTCTTAAAATTGTCTACAATAAATCCAGTCTTAAATCTATTATTTCCATCATCATCGACAATATTTAAACTATTGGTTCCAATTTCAAGTAAGTTTAGTGAAGTCAATGTTTCTACATTTTCTAGCCTTCTGTCAATTAAACCAATATCCTTCATTGTATATCTCTTAGACTGCTGTATATTCAATACAGCGTCAGAAGCAGATTTCATGTATGGTGGAATTGTTACTGTAGCCAGTAATAGTGCATTTTGAATACTTTCTGGCTCTTGTGGATTATTAGTTTCAGATCCTTTGATAGATACTAAATTACCGTTTTCATCTAAGAAAATTTTATCAATTCTACCAAGGTAGTAATCATAATCTGCACTAACTACTTCACCAGGGAAAGCAAAGGTTGAAATGCTTCTGGTTAACTGGTAATAATTTAAAGCTGATGCAGTTTCTTGGTATGGAATGGTTAATGATCCACCAGTTCCAGATGATGGTGTTGTTTCATATCTAAAGTCTACTATATCTGTATATGAAGTGCCATCATATGCAGTTGGAATTTCTGCATAATCTACTTCTGTTGGATCATATGAATTAGCCGAATAAAAATCATTTGATATATTTGAATGATTGTAATAATCAAATACAACAATAAATTTATTGGTTGGAACTGGTCGGTTTTGTATCTTTACTAGCTTAGAAATATTGTAAAATTCTGAGCTATCATTTTTTACTAATACATAATTATTAGTAATATCTTTGTACTTTCCATAAGTTGATGCAGTTACAACTTTTCCAGAAATATTAAAATTAGATATAATATTTACACTAAGAGCTAATGAAGTTCCTTGTGGAAATTTATCTGCACTTAAGTAAATAACGTATAATGTAGTACCACTGATTGAAATAATTTTTGCTCTAATATTTTCATAAGTAATAATATCGCCTTCCTTTAAATCTGTTGCACTATTAATAACCAAAGAATCAAACATAGTTTGATTTGTATCTGTTGAAGCTAGTGCTTCGTGGATAGCGTGAACACGATATACATCTGAAAATTTTAATGAAATTTCATTGTCACTAATTCTAGTTCCATATATTGTATTAGTTGAATTTTTTGACTTGGTAACTGATAAGAAATTAAATTTATTAGCAGATTTAATTTTTAAAGTCGGATTATTTACTCTAGCTTTATATACAACAACAACTGATGTTCCACTTAAAGTAGAATCTACACTTAAGCTAATACTAGTAGAAGAAATAACGGTAGCAGTAAATGCTACAGTTCCAGATGAATTTGTTACTAAAATATCAGATGCAGATAGGGTATAATCTGAAGTCGTTGAAATATTTACCGCACTCCCAGTAACAATTTTAGTTTCGGTAATAGTCTTGTAGTAAGATAAATCACTAACAGATTTTAAAACACTATTTGAAAATTTAGTGAAGAAATTAGTGCCAGAATTGCTTAATTTTGGTACTAATTTTTTAACATTATAGTAAGTTCCATTTGCAATTGTACCTGTAACAGTTACAGATGTATCTGAACTTACTGCAGAAATAGTTACCGTACTGGTTCCAATACGAAGTTTCATTGGAGCTTTTAAATCTTTTGTAAATGCAGTTCCAATTCCAGTGAGTGTATTGTTATTGACAGTAAAACTACTTCCAGTTATAGATACTTCATCTAAAAATACGTCTGCAGAAAATCCAGATGAAGTTTTAACATCTGTAATATTTTCAATTTTATTATCAACAACACTAGAAATAGTATACGTATTTAAATCTCTACTATTTGAAATAATAGAACCAGATAAAAATTGACCTGTAATTTGACTTAATACAATAGTATTTCCACTAATTGATTCTACTACTGCTTGAGCACCATTAGAGGAAAAAACAAAATCTCCTGTCAATACAGTTGGTGTCGGTTGAGTAGTTACTATAGTTGTAAATAAAGTTAAATCTGCAAGAAATAATTTTTCTCCCGCAATGAGTGAAAGAACTCTGGCTTTACCAATTTGAGTTTCTGTAGATCCTACAGTTTTATTAAGAACTAATGTTACTCCAGGTAATACCCCATTAACAATTGTTGATGCATTTAATCTTAAATAATTTCCAAATGAAGCAAGTGCACCTTGATTATTAATAGATGAGAATTTTCTTGGCTTTTCAATTGTCAAATACTTTTTACTAGTGTTCTCAACTTGAAACCCTTTGACATATGATTTGAGTGGATCTAATTCTATTGTGTAATAATTAGTTGCATCAATAGCATCTCCATCTTGAGCAGTTGGAGTTCTGTTTAAAATCTTCTTTCCGTCTGGAAGAACGTCATTTATACTATAGACTCCATTATTTTCACCATTGTTATATGTCTCTTTAACTCTAAGATTGACAGTGTTTATTGTATAATTTCCAGATTCATCATAAGTTCTTCTGGCTAGATTTTTTTCTAATTCATTGTAAACTGAAGTTTCTGTTTGCTGAATAAGTTTACCTTCTTCCAGACGCAATAGTTCGATAAATGTAGAATCTGCTGCAAAATTAATGTCTTGTTTTGATAATACTGCTTCAATTTTTAATCTATCTGCACCTGGCGCTGTGAAATTAGATGATCCTACTGCATTATCATATAAAGAGGAATCCGTGTCTGCATTTACAATGATTTCAGTTACAGATAATCCAATTTTATATGATGGGAAGTTAGAATACTGATCTAAAATAATTGTTTGTGATGGAACATTAACAAAAAATCCCCTGAGGAAATATACACCTTCAGTGATAAATGCAGCAGAACCAGTAAAGTTAGTTGCGTTTTGAGTAGCAGTTACTGCAACAGGATTATCTGAGGAATCTACTAATGTTTCATTGTTTGAGAATTTAGTTAATTGAGTGCCATTTACAATATTTCCAGATGAAATATATTTTACATATAATGTAGCGGTAGACTTTTCTGAATCAGTTGCACTGATACTACTTAAGACTTTTGCCGTTACATTACTAGTTAAACCTCTAATTATAGTTCCAGTTAAATTTTCCCTGATATCTTCAAAACTAGTTGTACCAACAGTGGATTGTATTAAAATTGCATAATGCTGTAAATCATATCCTGCTTGTCCAGGAATTACTACAGACCCCTCTTTGAAAACATGCTGACCAAATTTTTCAATTTGATTCTGTAAAATCGACTGTAGAGTAGTTAACTCTCTAGCTTGTACTGGATAATTTGGCTTAAACAGCACTCTATAAAAGTTTTTATTTTCATTAAAATCATCAAAATATGGTTGCAAACTGAGATCTGTATTTTGCATTTATTTAACCTTCAAATGGTTGCGTCGTTTTTTATTATTTATTTTAGAACTCGATGACAAGTTTTACATCCTCAATTTGATCGTTAGATCTAAAAACTGGCTTTCTATTTTCTACATATAAAATTTTGCCACTGTATTTTTTAATTTCTCCAGTAGAATATCCAGATGCAAATGTAATACCAGCAATAGTGCTATTATCAGTAATGTTTGGTGTTGCAGTTACATTACTGATTGATCCAGTGATAGCATTAGCACCACTGAATTCTACTAATTTATCTTTATTAGTTCCAGCTTGATCTGCACTAATATACTCATTTTGATAATATCTTAAAATTTTATTGATTGCATCCCAGTGAATAACTCTTCCTTTGGCTCCAGTGCTTGCCTGGGTAATGAGTTCACCATTTTCATAATTTACAGTAATTGATGATGCAAATTTAATTGACTTACAAACAGCTGCAGTTGGGGAAATATAATCAATTCCACTGTTTGAAGTAGGATCTTCAATGAGACCAAATCTTCTAAATTGCATATTAACTGGAATATCACCACTACCATCTAAAAATTCTAGATTTTTGTTGATCATGACACGGTATGCACCTAGTTCATAAATTGGATTTGAACCATGTCCTCCAGTTGGAGAAATGATAATTTCAATACTTGCAGTAGTTCCTAAGCTTGTACTAGTTCCAGTTCTAGCTAGTGCATCACTTAAACTAGAGTATGCAACAGTCAAGTCCAATGATCCAAAAGTGTAACCGCTACCAGATTGCTCTACTACAGCAGTTTCAATTTTGTTTGCAAAATTTCCACTTGATGGAACAGTGACTTTTACTACTGCTTTGGTGGAGTTTGCACCCAATCCACCATTTCCGATGATAGGAATATAGTAAGTTCCTGCAGTTAGTCCAGAACCTCTATTTGTAATTAATACTTGATTTATAGAACCATCTACTGCCGCAGTTTGCACCGCAGTATCTACCCTAACGGGAATAAAATCAGTTGATACAAATTTAATATAATCGCTAATTGAAATAGTATACATGTACTTCCAACGATAGCCGTCACTGTATGTAACAATATCGGTGTTTGTTCCAGTTGGCTCTACTGTAGAAGGCTTTCCATTTGGATATGCCTCATTTGATGGGGTTTGACCGTTATAAATGCACTCGTAGACCTGAAAATTACTATTCATCACATAAAAACTAGTATCATATAGTTTAGATTGGCCATTTGCAGAAATTTTGGTCACGCCATTAATAACTGTTCCATAATCATGTCTATACATATCATACACAACTCCAGATTGCCAGGTTCTTTTGCGAATTACTTCAGATACATCTGATCTAGTAACTCGTTTAATTGCAATCATATCGTCATAAATTTCATCAATTTCATCTAAACAGTCTACTGGATCTGGTGGTAGAAAGTCTGAAACTGTAGATACGCCATCATATTTTTCTACAATTTCTCCCGTGGTATCATTCCAATCATATGATCTACCGATAAACAAGTATATTTTACTTCTATATCTTTGAGATGCATCTGATTCTGCTGGAAAATTTATTGGATCTTCCGAAGCAGGATTAAATGAAGTATTATATGGCTCTTCTAGAGACTCAATAAATTGTTGAGCCGCAAAAATTCTAAAATTATCAGTTACTAATGAAGGCATTCTTTTATGTCCTTATGGTTAGTCTTTGTATGATTATTTATTAAATAAATTTATCGAAGTAAATAATATCTCCTTGATTATGTGTGGTCGATGATGATAAACGAGTACATCCAACTAGTTCATTTGATACAATATTAGTATATTCAATTATATCTGTTGATATAATTGCTCGGAATGTATCATACCCCTCACCAGAATTTTTAACTTCTACAGAAGTTACCCTACCCATAGCATCTAATACTGGATTGAGCACACACCCACTTCCACCCCCACCAATAACGGTAAGTTCTACATCTCTATCATCATATCCAATTCCTTGAGTTAATACTTGAACTTTTCTAACTCTTCCATTGCTGATAAATGGTCTAAATGTTGCAGAAGATCCACTTGATGAAGTAATATTAATTGTTATATCACTTTCTTCAAAATTTTGAGCATTTGCTACTGGGATAATTTCAGTTGTAGCTGTTATATTTGATGTTAATTTAGTTCCAATTGTAATACTTGAAGTACTTAATGGTGTTTGAGTTTCTGCAAAAATATATGAAGTTGGTACAATTCTTTGTGGTGCATATTGGTTATAACCAGGATACTGAATAGTTACTGGTGATTCAATTTTGCCACCCAGTTTATAATTTACTGGTGCAGTTGCTTTAGCACCATATCCGCTACCAATAGTTCTTAGAATTACTGGGTGACGATACCCAGTTCCACCATTGGTAATTATAATTTCCGATAATTTACCGTTTATTGATACGCCAGTAGCAACAAATCCAGTTGAAGAAGTTCCAGTATATGGTGATGTTTTGAGAACAGTAGATGATACAATTTCAGTGACAGTCCTTGATGTTGTTTCCCCACCAATAAAGATTTGATCCCCAACATTAACTTGGTACATTACATTATCAACTTTCATATCTTCTGATGTTCCTTTAAAGTCTAATACTACAAGTTTAGTGGCAGTTATATTAGAATTAAATATTAGCTGATTGTTATCTATATAATAATCATATAGTGGACTTTGAATATTACCATCTTTAATGACTACAATTTGATTTTCATGTGGTCTTGGACGATTAATAACAGCATTTGGATAATATGGAGAATTTGTTTGATTTTTTAGATTATATACTTTTCCACCAAATCCAGAAGTAATACTGAGTAATTTTGTGAACGACCCAACACACTTAACTGAAATAATATCAGATTGAATTGGAGCGATTGTAAAATTAATTTGACTCTTAATGTCTCCAATTAATGTATAATCTATACCAGGATCTAAAATTTTTCCATTTTTGACTACAATTATACTAGAATCTGATGGAGTTGAATTATTTTCAATTGTTCCAGGAGAAACAAAATTTTCTTCATCCAAAAATAAATTAAATTTAGTAGTTACTCCGTTATATGGTGTGTTTATCTGATCTAATAGGTGAAAAATTCCAGCAAATTTGATGCCAAATACATATGCCGATGTATTTGTGGAAGCTAGAGTTATTCTTGATGTGGTAGTATATGTGTAGTCTGTCAATTCATTAAATTTCCAAGTATTATTTGAAAATATTACTAGATTTTCTTGATCTGGGGATGATATTGGGTGACTTAAATCATACACAGTAGTTGATCCAGATACAGAAGTTAAATTTATAACTTTATTATCATACATTCTAATCATGAATATATCGTCTGTTTTTTGTGGAGCAATTAAAAATTCAATTTGTCCTCGATTTGCACTAATTGTATATTGCACTCCAGGATATTGAATCACTCCATTTACGGACACTAAGACATCTGCATCTTCAATAATATCGGATGAAATTAAATTCTGATCATTATATAGTAATCTAAATTTAGTCCTAACACCATCTGGACAATTATCAAGTGAATCTATATAAGTAATTGGAGCATATAAAATTGCAAAAATTGAATCAATAGTCACTAAAGATGAAAGTGTCACTACATTTCCAGAAATAGTAAAATTATTTTCGTAAAATTGTGGCACTCCATTTATATACAATACTAAATCTTTGTACTGAGATGGTAGTATTGTAGTAGATAATGTTATGGAAACTCCAGATATGTTAGAAATAGCAATTTCACTAGAACCATGGCGATAATCTAAATATATATCATCATCTGCTGTAATATTTGTTGTAAATGTTATACTGCCATTTGTGATAGTAAAATCTTCTGTTGGATTTTGAACCACTCCATTTCTCAGTACCAATATATCTGATACAGATGGTGCATTGAAACTCTTGTAATCTACTTGCAATTTATAAGTAGATTTACTATAGTCATCATTCAAATTATCAATAATTTCAGTTTGATATGAAAATGATCCAATTTGGTAAATATAAATTACATCGCCAGAGATCAATGACGGATCTAATAATGTTACAGTTGATCCAGAAATAGTATATAATGATGGATTTATTATATCAGTTCCATTTAGACTGAGTATTAAATCGGATTTACTTACTGGTAGATCCGTAGTTATTACGCTACCATTTATTGTTAAATTATATGTATTTGTTCCTATCGCAAATGTTATTGGGTCTATTACACGTTTTGCATTTGTGAATGCCAATATACAAACTTGATCTAGTGTTAAACTAACAAAATTTGCAAAACTTAACACATTAGTGCCAGAGTTGAAACTCCATGAATTCCCTACTTGTAAAACGCCATTTACATAAACTAAAAATACCGTTGTATCAACTATTGGAGACTGAGAAGTATATTGTAGCGAAGATGGATTTAATTGAGTAAATCTATCCGTGATATTTACTAAATCTTGGGCGCTATAATTTGTTATATTAATAGCGTCAGTTAATACTGGTGGAATAGTAAACTTAATATTTCTTGCATTAACTAAACCTTCAATTGTATAATCTAATTCTGGGTATTGGTACAACCCATTTTTAATTACTTGAAGATGACTTGAACTATATACGCTGCTGCTGATATAATTTGATGTCAGCCCAAAACGAGTTTCTGTACCATCATACATGCGGAAAGAATCAATAGCAAAGTTTTGATTTAACCCATCATATGAATAATAAACAAAAACCTGATCTTCAGCGAGCAATGGACTTGCAAATTGAATACTACTACCAGTTATAGTAAAATCAATTCCAGGTTTTTGATGGACACCAGATACAATTACAATTAAATGTTGTGCAGATATTGGGGCAAATAAAATTCCATCTATAGATATTGGAAAGGTATCTTGAATTCCATCTAAACATGTAAATGAATCCAATAATACATTTTTAGTTTTTTCTGGTTCTAACTGTCTATTAAAATATGCAAGTTTAACAACATCAGATAAGTTTGGAGCTACTGTAAATGTAATTTTATTATTATTAATTACATGTGATTGACTAGTTGGTTTGGATAAAATTCCATTCTTGATTGTAAATATATCTGCAATATTTGTAACATACTGAGGTACACCCCTATCAGATAAATTGAATGTTTTCCTAGAACTATTCTGAGAGACATTTAATCGGTCTAATATTGCAGACTTTAAATTTGTAGTATTTGCTAAGTATTTACTGTTAAAATCTATGACTGTACATGTATCTGTTGAAATATAAGTCTGTACAAATGTAATTGATGATCCAGTTAAACTGTATTGGTCATGATCTAATACTTCATTATTGATAGTTACTAATAAACTACTTTCTCCATTTACTGGAACATATGGTAGACCATCTGCATACGTTAGATTAAATGTTTTTGAAGATCCATTGAATGTAATTTTATTAAGTACTTCAACGTAGCTAGTTGAATACTCTGGGCTAGTGTATTTAAATTTAGTATCTAATCCATATACTGTATTATTATCTGTTCCAGAGTATACAGTGCCGTCCAGTAAATTTTTAGTTATTTTATAAACTGAATCTGGAGTTTTTACTGAATTTGATTCAATATATTGAGTTACTTTTTTGATAGTGCAATTATTGAGTTGTAAAATTTTATTAGTGTTTACTGTAACTGGATCAATGATGTAGCATGAGATAGTTTCATCAATATACCAACCAAATATATCAGAACTGGCAACTGATTCAGATAAAACAATCTGATTGCCAGCTACTGAAAAATCAGTTAATAATTGAGATTGGGATACTGAATTTGCAAATAACAATAGATTGCAGCTAGAGCTTGGTGAATAATTTATTGAATAATTTGTACCAGATCCAGAGAAAGTAAGTGCCTTTAGTTGTTCGTGGTATAAAATGAATACAGAATCTGAGCTTTGTATTGTTTGTGATAATGTAATAGTATTGCCACTCAATGTATACGTAGGCGCTTGAATGACACCATTAATAGAAATCAATATATTTTCATATGAATTTGGTATAAAGCTTAAATTATCTTTAACCAAAGCTAATTTATTTCCATCAACAATATAATCTACTATTGTAAATTCAGTGTCTAATTCATGTGCAATAATCTCATCCGAAGAATTTAGATTAAATGTTGGAATAAAATTGGAATTGGATATGTAATATGAACTTCCTGGTTTTTGTAATATTCCAGAATAAAAAATAAAATATAAATTAGTATCCGCTATGCCAAGAGATGCAAAATTTCTTGAAACTGTGAACAAATATTCATTTAAAATTAATGATTTATTATTCAATGATTGAATTTCTATGTAATTATCTTTGATTGATACTATTAATCCTACTGCACCAGAAAAATTCCCAAAAACAAAATCTCCAATAGAAAATGCAGAGTAATTATCAACATATACTGTCTGAGTATTACAACTAGATAATTTTAAGTTTAGACCTGCAACATTTGATAGTGTTGCTTTAAATAGCACTGAACTATTGAATGAATCTTCCTGTCGTTCAAATAATTTTTTACTATTCTCTATTCTATATTTGCCAAATACTTTATACCCTGCTGGATGAGTATTTTGAATTACTTGATTTTTCCACTCGGAAGTATTTCTTTGTGATACTAAAGTATAAGACCAATCTTGATAGTAATTACTATCAATAATTCTTTGAGTTGAATCACTGACAAATCCAAAATTGTCTAGAAATTTGTAAGAATATGATGCGTATGGTGATGGAGTGCAGTATGCACTTGCGGTTTTAATGCTTACAATATTACCATATACATTTCCATCTTTAGTGTATATAATGTCATTGTTGGAAATATTTCCAGAAATTACATAATATTCTACTGATGATGATGGGACATCAAAATGTACAACCTTACATATATTTCCAGATTCAAAAGACCCAAATGACAACACATCATTTTCTTCTAAAATTTTTCTTTTAATTCTGGCTTCTAATACAACACCTGCTCCAAATGCACTGTCAATTGTGATGGTTGGTATTGAACTAAAGTTAAATCCACCTCTAATAACTTGAACTTCTGTTATAATACCAGATGAAGTGATTATGTTAAATTCGCAATATGGATTTACTGCACCATTCACTTTTACGACATCTGTAGTTGGGTTATAATTTAATCCTCCATTTACAACTAAAATACTGGCAATTTGAAAATTATTAATTATTTTTGCAGTTGTGGGAATTACAACTGGATACTGGGTAAGCTTGTTTCCAATTAATTCATTTCCAATAGATGAATATTGGAAATTATTAAGTTCTCCAATATTATCTGAATTTAATTGTACTAAAGCTCCATAACCATTTTCAGTTACAAATTCAATAACTTCTGGTAATTTAGTATAATTTTTTCCTCTATTTGTAATTGTAATTTTATCTATTGATCCGCTTGCTGTTTTTGAATTAGTAATATAAGTCAATCCAGCTATGTTTAAATTTGTGAGATTTGATAGATTTTCAATTGCAAATTCAGTATTTGAAATTACACTATATACAGTTTGAGTAGTTAAAAAATTATTAAATTTTACTTTATCTCCAATGGTCAATCCGTGATCATTACTAGTAGTAAATTTAATGGAAGATCTGTCATTAATAGTTACCAATTGATATGTTACGATATTTTTCCCCTCAACACTGGTAACTTGAGCATTAAATCCATTGCCTAGATTTCCATCGTTGTTTATTACTAATTTATCATTTACTTTATAATTTATTCCCTTATTTTCAATGATTACTGAGTTGATCTCGCCATAATTGTATTTTTTTGCAGTTAAAACAGTTTTGTTTAATTTGTATGTTGTTTCTGGATTTAACTCAAAAACATCAGTGTAGTATAATGATCCACCATTAACGATGACAGGTTGAGATGGTAACGCATGTAATCTAAAAATAATAGGAGATGTATTTCTATCTCCATTTACATATCCTTTGATGAAATAACTTACTTCTCCAGCAGTTAAACACTCTCTACCATATAAAAACACGTTGGTATTTGCATTTATTGTCAGTGACCCAGTAGTTGTCAAAGTACAATTTATAAACTGAGTAGATGTTCTGCTTTCATATTGAATAATTTTATTATTTACAAATAATCTTCCTTTCTTTTGTGGAAAATTAAATGTACTATCTACCGTAATTGTAGAATTAGATGAATTTGTTACTACAGTCGATTGAGTGGCAATAGTTGAAGAAGGTAAGTATAATTTGTTGTAATTTAATTTACCATCAATCTCAAATTCATATACATTATCTCTTACTCGTGTAATTTCAGAAATATCTAATGAAGTTCCTGGAATTTTATTTGTAAGATCTCTTGATTGCACCAATTCAATAAAGTTAACATTATCAAGATCTTTTATTGAACTATAATCTTGCAGTAATTCACATCTAATTATTTTCTTTTCATAATATGTAGCAGAAGAAGGTTTAATTAGATAATTTTTTGGATACTCTACTTCAGGATCTTGTGAAATAGTTTCAATGGATGGATTTCCTTCTTTATTGATATCTGTAACTGGATATGCTTTTGCAATAAATGATCTTGGGGCTTCTTCACCTTCTCCAATGATTCTATCGCCAATTCTAAAATAACCAACAATATCAGTTAATAAAAGTTCGTCTGCTCTAGAATCCCAACTATCTACTCTTGCAGTTCCAGTTGTAACGCCATTCGCATTTTGATTGATTATTTTCTGTCCTTGTGTGAATGATCTATCTCTAATTCTTGCAGTGATTGGACCAATATAATTTTGTCCAGCATTGACAACTTGAACGGATGTAATAGTTCCAGCTGAAGTCATTCCAGTGACAATCATTTCAGCACTTGTTGGAACTTGATTAAGTTGATTAGGCGATCCAGTTCCAGAACCAAGAATATCAATTATTGGAGGAGATACTAAATTTGACAAATTATCTATTTCATAATAATAATTAGATCCACCAGAAACTAGTTGAAATCCACTAATACCTCCATCATAATTTAAAATCTCAATCTTTGCATCTCTTCCACCAGGAACGAGTTTTAATTTCAGCTTCTTATCATTAAATAAAATTCGGAAAAATAGCTGATGCGATTGCTCACTGCCTTTTGCTAGATAAAAAGATTTAATATTTTTTAAGAATGATGATATATTAAGTTCTTCAGTTAATACTTCTGGTAATGATGGTGATATTTCTGACCTAATTCTTCTGAGGAACTCCATAACAAAGGAGTGTCCAATATTAATAACTTTTGAATGAATAGTATGTTGATCTGCTGCAGAACCAGTATTGTATGTAATTTGATTGAATGGACTACTTTCCAATACAAATGCACTAGTTCCCCTAACACAATCTACAAACTGAGTCTGAGTTTTTGTCCTGTAGAATATAATTTCATCATCAATAGATACATACCCATTCTTTTCTGGAAACCCAATAGTGCTATCTACAGAAATTGTAGTATCTGAAGCACTTATTGTTGCGGATAATAATGTAGATTCAATTAACTTGTTTGGATGATAATACCCAATATTGTAATATTCAATGAAATTTTTTACAATGTCTAGATACCCATATCTAGACTCTTGAGATTCGTAATATGAACTTAGAAAAGATACAAATTTTGGATTATTTTCTATTACAAAAGATGGAAGTTGATTTTCAATTAATGTAGAAATATCTACAATCTTTTCCTTTAAACTGTTCATGAGCAGGTATCTGGAATAACTGGAGTGAAGTCTTCAATATTTTGATCTGGTGGTGGGCAACCGAGCTGAATGAGTCGTTGCTCACTTTCATTATCTGTAAATCCTTGAGCAGAAATCTTATCATATATTTTTTGACATTCATCAATAAAGTCAGTTGGCTGCTCTACCGTAACGCTTCCATCTGGATTTGTAGTAGTTGCAGTTCCATCATCGGCCACAGTAGTGATACTTCCATCTGGATTTGTAACAGTTGTTCCAGGAACATTTGTTACGGGATCACTTCCAAATGGATCTCCAGAAGGAGCTGGGCTTGGAGCTAATGTAGATGGAATTGGTAATGGCTGAGTAGTATCAAAATCATCTGGTGTAGTTGCATTAACATCAATAAATTCAATATCAATTAATTCTGTGGTGGGATATGTATCTGCACCAGTTGTGATATCGGCATTTTCTGGAATAACGTAAATATTTATTGGGGTATCTTGGCAGGAGGTAATAGAAAATTCCACTTCTCCAGTTTCATAATTGATAGTTCCAACTATACCAATAACTCTTTCTCTAGTAGTTAATAGGTAAATGTTATTATCTTGATCACACCCAGAAAAATCATTTCCAAATGCACCCAAAAATACTGGTTCATTGAAACCTTTTAAGCAAAATGGATCACTAATTAAGGTATATTTTGTTTGAATATTATATTTTAATTTTGTGTAGAAATTTAACTTATATCTGTAAAATATATTTTCAACTAATGTAACTGATCTCTTGAATAGTGCCTTTAGAACAACAAATTTAACAGTTGGATCAATATCTCTAAGTAAACAAATTATTTTAGATGAAGAGAACACTCCATTAAAATTTTTAAACTCATCATCTAGATTATAGTCGGCAACAATTTGTCTAACTGCACTAATTAAGGTTGATGTATTTTTTCTAGACTTAGCTTCATCAAAAATAATCTTAATGTATAGGTCAATATAAAATGCTATTGCATCCTCGATGACTGGGGTGATAGAACCTACTGTATATGGTTGAATTTCGTTTTTAATTCGCCTCTTTTCTATGGTTGAGATAGTAGACCCAACTTTAGGCTTAATAGAAATGAAAACTTTGCCATATTCTGGAGGAGACTTAGTTTCTCCACCTACAACACGAACCAAATCTGCATTTGGATAGATATTCTGTAAAATACTTTCATAATCACTAACAACTACAGCTCTTTGCTGTGCAGCATAATAACGTGGTGCTCTGTATTTAATGGATTTAATTGGTTCAAATTCAGATCCGCCATCTGTTTTGGTTGCTAATGCAGTTGGAACCACATTTACTGTGCCAATTGGAGATGGAGCCCCAAGATTATATCCAATTGCAGACCCAACAAACTTTAATTCTGATGCAGAAATGCTATTTGACTGTGAACCACTGGATACAATATAGTTTATGATGACAATTTCTCCATTTTGGAGTTTTCTACCAATTACATCGTCACCAAATATAACTTCATATTTTTGATCTTGGACTTCTTCTACGAAAAAAATTCTATCTGCAGCACCAACCCCAACAATACTGAGTTTTCTCTGATATTCTACCTCTAAGTTTGTTGCTGGGTCTGAAATCACATAAACTTTGATAGACTCTGCATCAACGTAATTATTAGGAACAAAAAATCTTTGATTTTCATTAGATTCATCTACAGTGTATCTAATTGAGAATTCAGCACCTTCTTGGACTTCTACATTCTCAAAAGTTACACTGTTATTTCCTTGAGTATCTTTAGTGATCTCTTCTCTAAGAATAAATGTATAATTTTTACTATTCTGGGTTACTGAAAAAATAGGTCCTGGGGTTAAATTTACCGACTGATATTGTGAAACGTTATTTACAGTAATATTGTAGCTAATTTTGGCAGATGTATATGAATTTGGAGTATACCCAAGTCTCTTTGCATGTGAAACTACATTATCACGAAGAACTGCAGTGTCTAAATTTAGTTCATTTGCCGCCATATTGATGTTATATGACGAATACATGCTATTATAGGCCAATACGTCCACCAACATGGACAAGTTAGACCCCTCAAAGTCGTAATCTTTGAAGTCAGTTTTTGTTTTGATGTAATTTTTAATGGATTCTCTGATTTGATTAAATTCTAAAGCAGAGATAGTAGGTAGTTCCATTTATTAGCTTTCTCTTACGAGGATAAAGTCTACGGTTTGTACAACTGGAGGTAGTCCAACTATAAAATATTCTATTGATACGTCAAATTCATTGGAATTCTCATCAACATTAACTGTAATATTCTCTAATGTGATCCTGGGCTCATATGTAAGCAGCACAGTCTCAATCTCTTCAATTAGTGAGTTTGCAGAAAATGTTGATGTTAATTCAAATAGGTAGCTAGTTGTATCAGTTCCAATCAATGGGTTGAATAATCTTTCACCCAATTTAGTTAAAACTAAATTTTTAACTGATTGCTTGATAGCTTCCTCATTTTTTAGCACTACAATGTCCTTGGTAACTGGATTTAGACCAAAATTTAAGCTAATGTCTTTAAAAGACCTAGAAATTTTGCCTAATTCTTGAGAAACGGTGGACATTTAGGTAAAACACTAGTAGTTATAAACTATTTAGATACATCCTCAAAGTATTCACAGTAATCAAGACGATATCTTTTTGATTTTTGAACTTTTTGAGGAACGTAGTCAGTGATTAATCGAGTTGTCCCCCACATTTGCTTCATATATGTGGTATCCCTATCGGGATTTGGATGTATTGCCATCTGTTTTCTCCAAAAAATGGGTCTAACAGAACTTTTAAAGGGGTTGCTATCCCTTCGGTAGTATTTATTGTATATAAAATCCCTTTCTATGATAGTCTGGGTCACTTATAAATTCAAATTCAGACTTACTTTCGGGAAGCTCATCATCCCATACAGGTATCGCTACAGTATTGTCGTGAGAAAAATCGGGATTTTGCCTAAAATGAATCTCTATGAGCTTGTCTCCTATGAATTCGCAGTTTATCCACTCATAAACCCCCTTTAATTTGCCCAAAACACTGGGGAAGTCAACGGTTCTATTTACCTTAGTCCAGCGATCCCATTTATACAGAGGATTGTCAGAAGATCTTTCCCCCAAAATAATTAATTTTGGTTGAGTTTTATAAAAATCGACACTCAAATGCTCACCCGTAAATACTTCACACCAAAATTCTCCAGGGTGAAAGTGCTCAGTTGAGTTATCTATCCATTCTATTCTTGCATATCTGCCCATTCCCATGAAATTTGAAATTGGACGCACACAATAAAAATCGGGCTTAGGAACTTGTAGTCCAATGGGACCACAAATATAACCTAAAACCCGACTAAGTATTAATTTATCGAAGACCCAAAGATCTTCAGGATGACATTCTTTCCAGATTATGTCATCCGATATAATCAACGACCTTGACCTCGGTATGCTTTCTTGCGACCATTACGACTTGAAGCAGAAAGTCGAGTGTTCTTTGAACGACCTTGACGAGTCATCTTGGGATTTCCTGGGGTGTAACCAGACTTGCTGAAGCTAGGTGATTTTGCCATGTTAGTTCACAAATACGTTGGTGGGAACAGGTAATATTATACGTGGTGAGACGGTATTTGTCAAGTCCCCTACGTGCCCAGATGGTCTTCCGTTAACAAAGACCTTGCTCGGTGCAATGATGGTCCTTGCAAGAGGAGCACAGCTCGTGTCTGGACACACTGGGAAGCCTGGTGCAGGGGTTAGAACGTCTCCTGCCTTGGCTCGGGGTCTTCCATTGGCAAATACCGTGGACACGATGGGAGTCACAATATTTGGTGGATAGACGCAGCATGATCTAAATGAAATCGAATCTGGATTTCCTAATGCTGCTATTGGTCTTGTCATACGGCTTTATTTTGAATTGAAATTGGCCAGAACTGAGACAAGTAATTATTTTTCTGATAACTATAAATTGCATAGTTACTACCTGAGAATGGAGTTAAATTACTTTCAAATAAAATAACTTCACCACTTTCGGTAGTTCCAGATCCATCAGATGTTGCAGTAAAGATAGTTCCTACACCATAACCATCTGGAGCACCATAATCTTTCCAGTTAACAGATCCAAGAGTCTTAATTATATAGGTTACCTCAGATTGAATATCGCCTGAGTTTGCAGTTTTTTCAAATGATGATGTGGTATCAAACATTTCTCTTGTGCATTGTAAGAATTGAGTTTCAGTTTTATCTCTATAATAGATGATCTCTTCACCAAGATAGTAATGATACAATGTCTCGTTTCTTGTTTCTGGATTTACTTCTTTCTTTACAATAAATTTTGGAATGATTAGATAACCTGCAGAGATAAAATCATGAGTACTATCTACAGTAATAGTAGTATCTGTTGTTTTTAGTTCTTGAATGAGTTTTGCATATGGGGGTTCATCCATATATGGATTACCTTTATTCTTCACTGCATTAGATAGATTCTTACTAACTTCATTGACTCTGAAGTTTAGGATTTTATCAAAGGTAACTTGGTAGTTTGTGTCTTCTCCATGCCAGAACGTAGTTGGTGCTGGTCCTGCTGCCCATGCAGTGGTAGCACCACCAAATGGAGGAGCTGGGAATGCCACGGCAGATATGGTTACTGTAGTGATAAATCCTTCGCCATCAGTATTAATATTAGCTTGCCAGCCAGTTCCACTAGAAGGAAAAATGTTACCAGTCCAGCGAGGGATAGATTTAATCTGAATTTCTATGTTGTTGGCATCAGAATCTGGGAATAGTGCAGAGTCATCAACGAAACTAAAGTCTTCAATGACATATTCTAGTGATTTAAACCTAGGTGGAATGCGATAGCCAGCTTCAGTTCTGAATACTTGACTGGATTTATCTTCGCCCTCAATCAGTGGAGGTAGATTTGGAATAGTTGTTTGCTTTGGAACAGACCCACCAATAGCTTCAATAGCTCTCAATAGGGTATTTTGAAGTGAATTTTCATTGGAGATGACTTGTTTATACATCTCCTGGGGTAAATTAATGTTTGCAAAGTCAAAACTGTTTTGTAAATTTGATGTAATGATGCTATCAAGTTCTTCTTTGCTGTAAGATTTGGGAGTTTTTACATCAACACAAGGATCAAAGATAGTATCATTTGCCACTGGAGCAATATATTCATTAAAAGTCTTGAATTCGCTATGTGGATAGTAGACTTTTGAGTAGTCTGGAGTGATATTATTATCACATTCGGAGTCTTTTACTGCCTGAACAGTGCGAGTTCCTAGTTTCAACCTCTCAGTATCAACAATTTCCTTCTGAATGGTAAGAAAATCAGACCCAGCAAGTCTAGAAATCCAAGTATCAAGTTCATTTTTCTCTGCTGGGCGGTTAAAATACGTCCAAAATACATTGTTTATCTGATAAGCAGTATCATTTGCAGGAGAAACACATAAGAACTGCTGTTGCAAGTAATAACTACCATCATTTAGAATGACACTACCAAGTGCAAACTTACCAACTTCATCTTCTAAGTAAGTAGATTCGCAGAATTCATCTCTAGAATAGAACAATGGAGTATAAGTATAGAACTTTTTGTCGTTACTTACATACACGCCACAAACTGCAGATCTATCAATAATGCCTTTACCAGCAATAACTTGAATTCTATTCTCTAGAATTGTTGCACCATTCTGGACTCTGGTTACATTCCAACCTCTAACATAAGTATTAACCTTATTGTCCTGTCTCTTGAACCAAACTTTAAAACTTTTGCTGTCTACTACTTCAATTTTAGATACAAAAGTAAAAGACTTTTCTACTCCAGATGCAGTTTGATCATCTGTGATAGAAATCTGGACATCACTGTTAGCATTAATCGTAGTATCATCTAAGAATGTGACTAGGTAGTACTTTCTATTTTCAGAATCATCAGAACCACCTTCATCATTCTTGTTCTTTGCTTGAACCCTAATATCCTTAGTTGTAGTTAGCTGGATATCTTTGTTCTTTCTGTCATTAAAAACATGATAAACTGTACTAGTATACTGTGGTGTACTTGGAGTATCTTTAGAATAAAATTGATCCTTCACAAATGCAGCACTGCCCCCACTAATCTCTGCATAACATAAGATTTGGTTGGAAATGTTATTGGCAAGACCAGTGTTGGTAAACTTTACGTTTCTAACTTTTCTTTTGTTTTTATACTTAAGAGGTTTAGTAAGAAAGATCTTCAGTCCTTGAATACTCTCTACGAAGGTCTCTTTTTGAATACCATAGCCAGTAACTTTATCACCGACGTTGATAATTCTATCCTCTGCTCCGTCGTTTTTGTTAATGAAGATAAACCCAGGAGTCTTGTTCTTCTCAGAAACCTTAGAGACTCTCCTTCTAACAGACTCTGTGGTTCTCAGAGATTTCTCGTCAAAGTGCTCAGAGTTATAGTTAACTACTTTGTCTACTGTCCAGCCGTTGATGACATCACCAACAGCAATCATATCTTTATTGGTGGTATTCTCATAATAGAAGAATATCTTATTATCGAGTGTACCTCCATGGTATGCAACACTACCAGTAGGCAGTCCAATTACTTGACTGTCTACTCTACCAAGTGTGAATGTACCACTGACACTTGTACTGGATACTGCATAAACTGGGCAAGGTTCTGGTGCTTCTGGATCTGCACTAGGTGGAGGTGTAGTTACAGTAATACCTCCCACAGGACGTGCAGGAAGTGTATGAGTTAATGGCCACTCAAAGATATGATAGAAGTATTGTTCGTCGTATACTTTGTCTGCTTTACAGAATCTTTCATAGACTGGTCTACTCTTAATATCATCACCAGAACCAATAATCTCATATTCTGGTTGATAAAATACCTGATCAACAAAGTTTACATTCTCACCACTGGAATTCTCTGCATCAATAGCAGGAATCTGAATGACTGTCTTTCTGAGCTTTTCCTGCTTGCTACCATTCTGTATAGTCTTGTTTGCAGCATCAGGTGGCCTTACTTCATACCAGTACTTTTCAATATAAGGAAACTCTAAGGTTATCTGAGCTGGAGTACCTTCTTCTGGTGCTGGACATTCAGGATAAGTAAACGTTAACTTCTTATCTACAGGGTCTTTCTTTGGACTACAATTAGCCATATGTATAAGTCATCAGTCTCCTACTTTATGTATGCGAATACCAGGAGTATCATGGTGGTCAAAATATTCAAATTCTAAAGTATCGCCCTCTTTCCAGTCCATCTCTTCTAGTACTTCGTCTGGGAATTTAATGAAATATTCACCAGATGTGTTATCGTACTCTACCTCTGTTGTATATGAAAATGTAGACATAAAATTGTATAAAGATTTACAGTATATATCAATGTTTTTCAGAATTTTTTTTTCTGGAAAAATTTTTCTGAGATTAGTTTGAGGCACTCTGAAAAACAGAGAGAAATATATGAGAGTTGCTCTCGGAGACTTGTGTTTGTTGAAAGTTTCATAGAAGTTTTTCAAATTGTAAATGGGGAAATATGATATACTCTTCTTCTCCTTCGATTAACTTGATAATTTCTGCATTAGTTTTAGATTCGTAAAATTGTTTGTTTAATGTATATAACTCATCATATACAACTACGATGTCATCTTCATAATACTCTGATGGTTTTGTGATATTGAGGGTAGTATGAAGATCTTTGAGTGCTTCTCGTATGCCAGAATTTTTTATCTCCATTTGATAACTTGTTTTTAGCTGGGCTAAAAATTGGATAGCTTCTTGTCTATCTGTTTCTAAATCTTCTCTGATATCCTGGTATGTGTGAAGATCTTCTGATACGTAGCCATTTTGATTATTTGTGCAATCCATATAAGTCATAAAAATTTGGCGGAAAAATTTTGAGTTGGGTTGAGACCCTTTGAGGATCTTTGAGGGGTCTGGGAATTTTTTGGTGATTAACTATCTCTCGGGCTCTTAAGGATCGGTATAGCTTAGGGTAGTTAGACGTTTTTCACGGGGCGGCGGGGCGCGACCCATAAGGGGCGCTTATAC